TAATTCTACTTATACAAGTCAAAGGTGTAGCTGTTGTGGATGGGTTCGTAGAAGTAATAGAAAGAAGAACGCGTTTGGATGTGAGTTCTTCAAGTGTACTAAATGTGCATTTGAATGTAACGCTGATCTTAATGCTTCAATTAATATTGCTTCGAAGTTGCTACCAATAAGTAAGCAACAACGATTAAAGAACGCTAATAGAAAAGGGTTTTATTGGCTAACTTTAGATCAGGAGCGTACAGTCCCTGATGCCCTAAAAAACTAATATTTGATAATCGCAAAGATTTTTCAATAAAAAAATTAACTATTAAAAACCATATTAGATATAACAAATAATAAATCAGAATCTATTAAAATATAAAATTATGAATCAAGACATCAAAAATATTCTAGCATCATTAGATACTATTAATGAAACAATTACATTTGATTTTTTTGCGCCTTCGTTAAATTGCAATCTTAAATCTAAAATCTTAAATACTGATCAATTAAAACGTTTATATAAAAGTTTAGTAGATTCTCCATTACAAAATTCTATATTTACACTAGCATTAAATGAAATTATAAAAGAAAACATCATTACTGAAAATATTGACGTTAATTCGTTAAATGTATTAGATAAACTTGTATATTTTATCGCATTACGTGCTAATAGTATTTCTGATGAATATAAATTTAAAATAGAAGATAATGAAATTATAGATAACAATTTGAACACTACTACAAAGGAGATAACTGTGGCGTTGTTAGAAACATTAAAATTATTTACTACTTCATTAGTGACTGATTATAAAGATTTTACTATTGATATAGTTTCGCCGTATATAGTGGTTTGTGATTTGCCAACTATTAAAACGGAAAATATATTTGAAAAGGAAGTTAATAAAATTGTAAAAATGGAAGTTAATACTCCTGAAGAATTAAGAGAATTTGTGGGTAATACTTTTATCAACGAAGTTACGAAATATATAAAATCATTTTCTATAGATGGTGTAAATGTTATAAGTTTTGATGGATTAGATTTTAAAACAAGAGCAGCATTAGTCTCTAAATTTCCTGCTACAGTTATAAATAAAGTTTTAAAGTATATGGAACAATTTAAAACTTTAACGGAACGTCTTACAATATTAAAAGTAGAATTTCCAATAAAAGATTCTACTGAGAAATATATCTTGAATAAATCTATACCAATGGATGCAAGTTTTTTTAATGAGTAATTTGACATTTGTTTTTTTTCTGATATAATATAGGTAATTATGAAAGAAATGAAGGATAAGTTAATTAATAAATGGATAAAAATGATGGAATACGAAGCAAATGATGGGAAAACAATTCCTATTGAAAGTTATCAAGAAGCTGCTGAATGGTTTGAAACGGCAGAGATGGATGGTGATAGCGATGGAATAACTTTATATGAAAAATTTGGAGTAATACATCAAGCATATCGAACTGGAGCCAAATGTGGAGGATGGAGCAAAGAACATATAGCTTCTATGTTCAAAGAAAATGGTATAAAAATTCCTTAAGATTTAATCAAGATATAGTATTAAATTAAAACCTTGCATCATTTAATTATAATGCAAGGTTTTTTATTTTTAGTATAAATAGTAATATAGTTATTATGGCTGAAAATTTGGATATATCTAAAATGTTAACCCCTCAATTCTTCGAGGGAATTACATCTGCGTACGTAGATAAACTTTCTAGGGCATTTGAAGCCAAATTAAAAGATTTTAGTATTAAAAGTGAAAAGGTTAAAGAACAAAAATTGGATTTAAATCCTTTACATAAATTATTTGAAAGTTTTGGGGCATCAATTGGAAACGTAGTAAAACCACCAAATAAAGAAGTAAAAGAAATAGCGGATGTGGAAAAACCAAAAACTGTAATTATTGGTGGATTTACTGATGAAGGCATTGCTAAAATGAAAAAGGGATTGCCTTCATTTGTTGGTGGTAAAGTTGCAGATAATGAAAAAAAACCAGAAAAAAAACCTGCTGGATGGATAGAAACTTTAGTTTTACTTTTAGGTGAAGCATATTTATTATATAAAGCATTTGAATCTAGTGGACCTTTAAAGGGCGCATTAACGTTATTAAGTAAAATAGGTGCAAAAGTTGTTGTTGCTAAAGTTACATCACTTATTAGTGGAGTTGTTAAAGCTTTTAATGCGATAAAAAGTATAGTGTTTGGTTCAATAAAAGAAATAGAAGAAGTAACTGTTAATGTTTTAAAGGTTGCTGGAAAAGAAGGAGGATCAGCAATAGCAAAAAAAGAAGGTGGTAATATTATAGGTAAAATGTTGGGAAAGATTGGGGGGATTTTTTCTAAAGGATTTTTAAAACGTGTTCCTATTATTGGAACTGCTATTAGTTTATATTCGGCATGGACTAGATTTTCACAAGGAGATGTTATAGGATGTGTAATAGATATTGGATCAGCATTAGCAGGAATAATTGATTTTGGAGTGCCTGGTTTGGGAACTGGAATTGCTATTGGATTAGATGTATTTAACGCATTTCTAGATTATAAAGCGGGGGGAACTCCTGAAGGTGGTGGAAAGGGTAAAGGTGGTATGATAATGGGATGGGCGGCAGATTTAGGAGATTGGGCATGGAGTAAATTGAAAAAAATTCCATTCATTAAAAACTTATTAAATGCTGTAAATCATATAATGGATGGAGATATATTTGAAGGCTTAAAAAGTCTGTCTTACTGTGTAGGTAATTCTTTTGGTATGCTTCTTTTACAATTTGAAGCATTTGTAGAACCAGAAGAAGATAATACAAAACCAACGCAAACTTTCGCAAATATATTTTCAGATCTTTTTAAATGGATGAAAGATTCTATTTATGATAAGGTTGCAAATTTTGCCAAAAAAATAGGAGGATCTATAAAAGATGCTTGGAATAAAATGTTGGGCATTACTGAAACTAATGCAACAGCAAAAACTCCTATCAAAAATGTACCAACTGAAGCAAATAATACACAATCTTCTATTCAAAATGTACCAACTGAAGCAAATAATACACAATCTTCTATTCAAAATGTACCAACTGAAGCAAATAATACACAATCTTCTATTCAAAATGTACCAACTGAAGCAACCACAATTCCTAAAGGATATGTTACTAATGTAGATGATTTTATATCTAGAAAGAATACGCCAACATTTTCAATTTCTAGTGAAGATTCATTAATTGGATTTAAATCTGGTGGACCAATAGATTCGATGCTTAATAAAGGAGGTTCTAGTGATAATAGTAAAATTCTTGGATCTATTGAAAAGAATACTGATAATACTAATAAAGCACTAGGAATGTTGGCAAATTCATTATTTAAATTGATAGATGTTCTAAATAAACAGACTGCAAATCAAGGAGTAAATGTATATCCAAAACAAATACAACAAATACAAGATAAAAAATCACAAGCATTACAATCAACATCGAGCGCAATTGATGCCGTTCGTAACCAATTCTTAAATTCAATTTATACTACTTAATAACATGGCAACTCCAGAAACACTAGGCCCACCAGCACCACAATCAGTAATGCAAGAATTAACTAATGGAATCAGTAGTGTAATTAATAACGGAACTAATATTTCTACATCTATATCAAATACTGCAAAATCACTTTCTAACGCAATTCAAGGCAACTTAAAAGAATCAATGGTTCACACTAGTTCATCATTAGATAAAACTAAATACGATGTTATTAGAAATTATCCTTGGACATTAACGCCAATGAGTAGTCCAGCAATGGCCAATCGCGTACCTGCTATATATTTATATGAATATCAAATGACTAAGAGCATGTTAATTCGTGGAGCACAAATAGCAGCTAGTAATATTTCAAATTCCTTTAAAACTGCTGGTGCAATAATTACTAGAAATCCACAACCTGAATATTCACATTATACAAGTGATCCTAATAGTACAGATGCTGCATATGATTTGTTATTTGATTATAGTGGTATAACTAATTTTGTATATACATTTCCTTATTATAATACAGAGAACATAAATGCAGCTAACGCATGGACTCAATCGGATGCAACACAAGCAATTGGAAATTTCATTAGTAAAGCTGCTCCATTAGCAGGAAAAGTTGTAGAATTAGCGAATGCTGGAATTGAAATGGTAGCAGCAGCGCAAGGGTTACGATATCCTAATGTTGGGTTTGCGGATAAACCTATGACATGGGCAGAGTCAACAAAAAGAAGTTTTTCAATAGAGTTTTTTTTATATAATACATTATCTTATAATGATATACAAAAAAATTGGGAATTATGTAATCAATTATACTTTCAGAATTCATATGCTAAGATTACAATGACAAATTCATATCCTCCAGTATTTTATAAAGTTTTTATTCCAGGTCAATATTCTTCTCCAGGTGCAATAATGAAAACTTTAAATGTTGAAAATCTTGGTAATATACGAACAATTTTAATGGGTAATGGTATAACTGCAAATATACCTGATGCATATAAAGTTACTATGACATTAGAAGATATGGTTATGCCAAGTAGAAACTTAATAAATAGAGTTAATTTACCACCTATAGTATCTTCTTCAGTTCAAAATCCTTTATCTCCATTAGTTTCCACTCCATATTAAATAATTATATGAATCAAAATTTAATATATAATTTACCTAGATTAAATAGCACAAAATATGAAAATATTTTTAATGTATATACTGATGTTGATAATAATTATTACTATAATTTATTACAAACTATAGTATTTCCTGATAATTTACCAAACTCTTTTTTTGTTCAATATACAGTAGGAAATCAGGATGCATGGTCATTAATATCATATAAAATTTATAATACTATTGATTTATGGTGGATTATACTTCTTGCGAATAAAATTTCAAATCCATTAGAACCATTAATAGCAGGAACTGTATTAAAGATTCCAAATGCTACAGTAGTTAAAGATATATTAGCGCAAATAATTTCATAATATGGCAACGAATACTCCAATTTCGCAAGCATTTTTGTTTCAAAGGACTATAGAACATTTATATTCTAATATTACTTATGATGTTCAGTTTTTTATTATGGAAGTTGATTATGAGTCATTTGATCCAGCAACATCTGACCATCCAAACGTAAAATATAAAATGGGTATATCTCCAGAAGGTATTATAAAATTTACTTTATCGGAAACCCTTGCTGATTGGAATACAAAAGGTGAATTAATATTTAGATATGTTATAGATGGTTCTATTGATACTATTAATAAACAATCAAATACAACACAAAACAATCAAATACGACAATTACAAAATGATGGGAGTGATGTTTTATATGTTAGGATTATTCCAAATGAAAAACAGATGGTTACATTAGCTTCACAAGGAGTTGATATAACTGATTGGAAGTTAGAATATACTTTTGCTATTAATAGGATAGAAGATATTGACAGTCCAGTAGGATTAGAAGGAGTAGCAACTAATGCAGCAAATAAAGTTAAAAAGTTATTTTTAGAAGATTATAAATATCAAAAATTAAAAACATCAAATATTTTATATTCTAGTTATATGCCATCAAAAGGCGAAGCACCAAATAGTAGATCGAATGGTTTAAAAGAAACAGGATTGATATTGAAAGACGTTATTACATTTGCTGGTATTGGAGATTCATTGCCTAAAGACACTGATATTGATAGTTGGGATATTGGAGCGAATAAAACATTTTATACATCAAGTGCGGAAGATATGGCAAGTGATGATTTAAAATATATATTAGATATGCATTCAAGTATTATCAAAACTCCTATTAAATTTAATGTAGGAGAATTAAAATCTACCTTGAAAAATCCTACAGAGGAAAATACTGATGTTTATGACTTTTGTATATTAGAAAATAAAAGAATTTCTACTACAAATGGATTAGATGTTATTAATACTAAACAACCTATGTATCTTGGGGGATTGACGTTAATACCAATGCATAAATATTTTGAAAAGGCTGGAAAAACTGCATCAGAACCAGGATCATTACAAACTGAACATTTTTTTATTACTGATGATTTGCCTGATGCTAATTCATCAGCAAATATTCAACCAAATAGAGCACCATTAAATTCCGGTAAACCAAATAAAACTGATAGTAAACTTGCAGGATATGTGGAAATTTTAAAATACACATTTACTGATATTCCTCCTGATATTAATTCAGCATTATTTAAAAATACTCCAGTTCATAGTACTGATATGAGCACAGGAACTTTTAAATTGGATCTATTAGCAAATCGCGTTGAAACTGCAAGACGATTTATTGCGCAAAAATATATTAATAATTTATATAAGGAATCTCATGGAACTACTGGAAATGAAGAAGATTATTTCCTAATAAATTTAAATAAAACCAAAAGTTTATTTAACATGAATCCTACTTATAGTTTATATGGAGATTCCTCATCTAGTGCAATACGTCAAACTGCGGGATTACAAAAACTTTTAAAATTAGGTGTATTTTTAAATACTGGAATTAATTTTAGAATTAACGGGTTAACATCAAGAAAAACAGGAGTATTTATAGGAATAGATAAACTAAATGGTGCTGATCCAGATTCTAGTTTGGATAATAGACTTTTAGGACAATATTTCGTTATTGCAGTTTCTCATGTATTTGAAGGAACTGCGTATTATAATGATATAACTGCAATTAAAATTCATAATTTTATACCAATTCCTAAATATGCAGGAAATCTTTAAAATGTCGTTTATCCACCACAAACTCTACAACTAGGAGGTTTTGGTGTAGTATTTTGTATTTGATTTGGTGTAGATATAACATTTTTTAATGGTCTAGGATTCCCTTTATTATTGGCAAGATTCTTTATATATGAATTAATAGAAAGTATTACAACAGTTTGATCTACATTTTTTTCAGTTCTTGTTACTTCTTGTGATGTCGTTGCATCATAAACAATTCCTAAATACAAACCATCTTCTTCTTTTGTAATATTAGTAAAATAATTTCCCATATAATTATAATTTTAAACAACATGCGAACCAGTTAATTTCTTTGTCGAGAACTATTGCATCTCTATACATCGCTTCAGATATTTGTAGTAATTTATCAGTTTTAATATCACGAGAAATCTTTTCATCATTATAATAACATTCAAACATTTCTTTTAACAATTGATGATAATTTCCTGCGAATTCTACTTCCTTTTCGATTACATATGTACGAATAGTATTAATATTTTCTTTAGTATTTAATTTATTACATATTTCATCTGCAATATATTTAATATTTGAATCTTTAATTTGTAATATGCCTGAATGCGAATATTGTTGTAACTTTCCGATAATGCTTCTAATATCAGGGTAAATTCCTTTGATCAATTTTAGAAGTTTTGGCATTTCTTCGTCAGTAATTTGTATATTTTCTTGTTTAAGGATATTTATAACTCTTGCTCCAATTTCTTTTATTGGAGGTATTAAGTTAATTGATTGACATCTAGATTGAATTGGTTTGCTTATTTTGTGTAAATAGTTTCCAGTTAAAATAAATCTGCAATTGGTAGCATATTCTTCTATTATATTTCTTAATGCGTCCTGTGCTGAATTCGTCAAATTATCAGCCTCATCTAGTAAAATTACTTTCATTTTACCATCAAATGATTTTGTATGTGCAAATCCATTAATTTTGGTTCTAATAGTATCAATTCCGTTTTCATCAGATGCATTGATATATAAATATTGACAATCTAATATATCATTTACTATTATTTTTGCGAGTGAAGTTTTACCACTACCAGCATTTCCAGTAAATAATAGATGGGGGATTTCTTGTTTAGTTTTTAATGATTGAAAATATTCTCTATCTTCAACGCTTAGAATTAAATCACTAAATTGTTTAGGTCGATATTTTTCACACCACAAGTTTTTAAATTCATCAGATTGCAACATATTCTCTATATTACCCTAAAAAATATAAAATGCAAGAATTATCCTACTATGAATTGTTGCCCATTATATCCTGTACCTTCTCCAAGATTTTGTGCTCCTTGACGAATTGCATTTGCTTGTAACCAATTAATAAGTGCAGCTTCTTTATTTTTTGGGACGATGAATGTTCCTTGGATTGTATTAACGATGGTTTCCATATATTATAATTATCATAATATTTTGATTTTTCCACAATAATCATTAAATATTTCATATATGGAAATAAATTTAGATGATGATTTAAATAATCAAGCAAAAATGGTAGATGATTTTATGGATAATGGAGATATTGATACACTTTTAAGTCAACTTTCTTCGGGATATCCAAAACATCCAGAACCAATTAAAGAACCTGAAGTTGAATTGACTGAAGATGATTTAGAGAAATTTATATTAAAAAAATCGAGCGCATTAATAGATTTAAGTTTGGATTCAGTAAAAGATTTAAAAGATTTTATTACCTCTGGTCAAAATCCAGACGAAATATCTGCATTAGCGTCATTAATAACATCTACAACTGGAGCAATTGAATCTTTAAATAAATTACATCTATTAAGAAAAAAACATGAAATGACGAAAGAAATAAAAGCATTAGATTTTGCTAATAAAAAGGAAATTGTTAAAGCACTTCCTGCGGGAAATAATATAACAAATAATACTCAAGTAATTGTAGCGTCTAGAGAAGAAATTATAAAACAAATGATGGGAATTCCTATTGAAGAACCTGAAATGATTGTTATAACAAATGAAATAATATCAGAATAAACTAAATTTTTATATAAATAATAACAAATGAGCTATTACGGAACAATTACAATTAACGGGTCTGAATGTATAGGAACCTCTCTATCTTCTATTAATGTTAACTCTAATAATTTTGATACATTATTATATGGTCTAAGTGGAAAAGTTAATATAATAGCTAATTCATATTTTCAAGAAGCATGTAATACTGTTGTTGATTGGGAAAACGGATCAGGGGATACGAATCACTTTTATTTAATGGCTGATAATACGGTTAGAGCAAATGGATATAATGGTTATGGACAATTAGCAAATAATTATGTAGGTTATAGAGCAACTGAACCAGAAATTTGTAGTATAAATGGATGGAATCCTAATGATACTGGAGATTCAATTAAGAGTATATATTGCACAACACGTTCTACATATTTACTTTCTACATTGGGAAAAGTTTGGGTTTCAGGATATGTAAATTATGGGACTGGTGGTGGAGCTTCTAGTAATGCTGATAATGCAAAGCTTAACGTTTTTTGTAGTATACCGATATTATCTAATGTTAAAAAACTTGAATTATCTAGAAATCCAGTTGGTTATGATAATTCAGGATTTTCTGCTTATGCATTAAAAACTGATGGCACAATATGGTCTTGGGGATGTAATAATGCAGGACAATTAGGAGTAGGAAATACAACCGATCAACATACACCAATACAAATAGATCCTTCAAATACTGCTGGATTAAATACATATTATACTGATATAATTGCTGGTGGTTATACTACAACAGGTATTATGTTTGCTATTGCAGTTAAAGCGGGTAAAGTATATATAGTATCATGTGGATATAATGGATTAGGACAATTAGGACAAGGTGATAATATAAATTATTTATTACCAACTATAATATCTTCTATATCTAATATTACAGTAGGTACCTCAAATAGTATAGTATCAATCAAAACTAGTGGATATGCTAATACTACAGGTTCTTCTACATATTTTATAACTTATGGAGGTAATGTATATTCTTGTGGTTATAATACTTATGGACAATTAGGGCAAGGAACATATAATACTCCTGCTACGCAATATAATACTCCTACTATAATATCTGGACTTAATAATATAATAGATTTACAATGTTCTTGTGAAAGCACCTCGGTATATGCCCTTAGTAGCAATGGTGTGGGATATTGCTCGTTATATTCGTGGGGATATAATGGAAATGGACAATTAGGATTAGGAGATGTAACACAAAGGAATTCTCCAGTTTTAACTTCTATGACTAATGTTAAAACTGTTAGTAGATCAGATTATTCCACTCTTATTACTAGAGACATAAATCAAACTGGAAATATATCAGTATGGACATGTGGTTATAATGGTTATGGACAACTTGGTATTGGTAATAATGTTCAGCAAAATTATTTTGTACAAGTTCCATTAGCAATTGGTAGTGGAGTTAAAGTTATAAAAGCAAGAATGGGAAGTCCTGAACATAATATATATAATAATTTACAAATATTATTATCAAATGGTAGAGTATTGACATGTGGATATAATGGAAATTATGCGGATGGAGCGTTACCTAATCAAGATGGTGGATCAATTCATTTACCAAATATTGTTAGGTTTACCTAATTAAAATTTGGTAAAATAAAACCCCCAAAATTTATTATATTTTGGGGGTTTTTAGTTTTAATTGTTAGTAGTTGATTAAATTAATTCGCATTTACCTCCAGAACATGATTGAGCACCTAATGAATCTATATTTACTGAATGTTCGCTTTCTATTACATCGCTCCAATCAATATCTTTATATTCTCTTGATAAATCATTCCATAATTTAATATTATGACAATCTTTTAAACAATAAGTCATTTGTTTAATACTATTAACTCCATTAAAATATCTATCAGCAAATTGTCTCGCTCTACGAATCCAATCTAATTTTAATTTGATTATTTCATATTTTTCATATTCTTCTAGATGAGTATAAAATTTTATTGTATGTTCTTTTAATTTTTTGATATATTCTTTATCAGTATATCCATTCTTTTTTGGTTGTTTTGGTTCTATTGGTTCTTCTATCTCTTCCAACTTCTCTCCAATACCCACAATAGCGTCACATGCTGCCCATAGATTGTCATTAAATGCTTTTAGACCATCTACTATCAATCCACTAGCAAAAAGTCCTGCTTCGCCATATTGTGAATTGTATTCAGTTATACTAGGAACAGAACAGAATGGTGCTTGTGGGTAATCTTTATCTCCTGATGCGGGTAATAATGAAATTCCTGCAAACCATTTCTTATTATCATATATAAATTTACTAACATCGTCCCATTCTTCTGGTTTTACTGTAATTGTATTTGAAACATTATGTCTTACTGAAGGATCAGTGCATCTTTCAGGACGAGTTCCATATTCTACCCAATTTTTTTGAGTTAATTTAACTTTTTCCAACAAATCAACAGCTTTTATTTGATTTTTTGTAATTGATCCTAATGGAACTTCGCATAAAAAATTTATAACATAATCTGTATTATTAGCAGACCAAACTGATTTCTCTACTGCTAATGGATTTGTTTTCATGAAATGTCGCAACGGAAATTCTAAACGGTTTGCTTGTACTCGTCTAAAATATCGTTTTGCATGATGTGGATGCACACCACTTGCACTACCTAAAATACAAGAAGTGCTTCCTGCTGGTTTGACACATGTAGCTCTTGCGCATGGGTTTATCCCTATATATCCTGCAATAATCTCATTTACTTTTAATACTTCTAGTGCTGCTAATCTTTGATATTCTTCATTAAAGATTATATCAGGACTATCCATCATGCCTGTCATTGATACGCCCAATAAAGCTTCTTTTTTAACTATATCTTCTGATATTTTTCCTAAATATGGAAAATCTGTATAAGCTGCTTGCATCGTCCCTATTATTGCTCCTGCTCTTGCTGCTTGTAAGAAATCTTCTAAAGATTTTATTTTTTTTGCGTTAATTTCAGTTAAATTACAGAATTGAACACCACTTTCTCCCGTTTCTAATCTAGGAATCATTCCAATTTCGACACAGTTAGAGACATTAACACCACCAGTCCAATATGTATGAGTATTATTATCTACGGTAATATCAAATACTTCTTCTTCTGAAATAAATTCATTGTTTATTATATCATATGTTTTTTTATTAAAATTTCCTTCTTTTTTATTTTCTAAAATCGAATTCAACTTTTCGGTTTTGTAGTTTTGTATAAATCCTATAATATTAGAAAATTTATCTATATCAGTTGTTATATTTAAATCATAACTTTTTCTACATGTATATGTTCCATTTGAAAATTGTATAGTATTACTTTTATTTGTAGTATAATATGAACGTATACCTATAGATGATAACATTAATTGGACTTTTTCTATCACATTAAAAGAAGATGCTTTTAATGTAACTCTTTTACCACAAATACTTCCGTTAGCAGAATATAATCCCCTTAAAAATCCACAAACTTTATTTTTATTTTCATATATAAATCTAGAAGGTATTATTCTATTATATGTTAATGGAATTTCTGTATTTTTAATTGTAGTAGTTATTTCATATGCTCCATGATGTAATTTATTCCTATCTTTTATTATAAGATTTGATATTTCGCTATTAAAATAAACATTATCGTGTTCCCCTATTATTAGATATACTAAATTATTACTTGCTTCATGAACTGATCCATCACCAAATACTAACCCATCCATTACATCTTGTATATTAATTGATATATTATTTTTATATTCTCCATGTAAAATATCAATAGATTCACAATCTTTTGCTTCTATTTTTTCGCCATTAGATATTAATCTATGATTTTCTGTTCCGTAAAAATTTCCAGATGTTGTTCTATAGTTATAAACTTTTTTTATACCAGTAGACCATTTTTTTATCACATTTGTCCAACCAGTTTCGGACCAAATTTTATCACCTTCTTTTATATCCCCTATTGTGGATATTCCATTAGGTGTTAATACCGTAGCCCAAGATGGTTGGCAAGGATTATATACTATATCTTCATTATCAAGCCATACAAATCCTGGTTCTCCAAATTCTTTTACAAATTCCATAATTTCATAGAATTCTTCACGAGTTGTTTTATCTTTTATTAAAGCTACAGAATTGTTACTACGACCCCTTTGTGGATTTTTAATAAACCAATCTCCAGTTTTTGCCTTTAGCATTTCATTATCACTTTTACTAAAAATACAAATAGTTGCTGATCGTCTAATTCCTCCTGATAATACAGCATCAGATGCATGCATTATAATATCATATGCATCAATAGCATGCATACGATTTTCATTTAACGAAATCCTATAATCTAATATTGCTTTAATTTTAGATATAGCAACTTCCAACCCTTTTGATCCAGGTGCTTTAAATCCTCCTGTGATTGGCGCACCTTCCGGTCTTATATTAGATAAATCGAAATCTATTTCAAAACCTTGATAATCTTTCCATATATTATCATTATTACTAAAATATGAATTAACTAAAACCCCAATTGAATCACTCCAAGATTCTATAGTATCTTCTACTATAAAAGTTTTTTTCCCTTTTGTTCGCGTTTCTATATTTGGTAATTTATTTATATGTTTATCTTGAACAGAAAATCCAACACCACATCCACATAATAAAAGATACATACATTCTTGAAATGCTTTTGTTCTATCTATATAAGATACTGAACAATTATACATTTTTGCGTTTTTTTTAAGAATTGGATCACCACCAAATTGTAATGCTCTTTGTGCTCCTAAAACTCTCTTTTTTAATACCTGTTCTTTTGCAAAATTGAAATCTTTCCTAAAATTTTCATTTTTTTCTAATATATCTTTAAACTTACGTTCATGCATTTCAAAAACTCTATCTACAGTTTCCTGCCATGTTTCTCTGCGTTTTTTATCTTTGTTGTATTTCGCATATTTTGCGTAGAATGTATAATCTTGAAGTGCTCGTATTGACATAATATTAATTTCTTTGTGTCTATTAATTATGACACAAAACAAAAAAATCTCAACATTATATTGAGATTTTTTAATTATTTTTATATCATCTATATGTTACATTTTATAACTTCCACTACCGGGTTTTGTATCATCCCATTTATTTCCCCCTGCGATTTTAGTATCACTTGATGCATAATTTATATGATCATCTTCTTTGCCATCAGTTTTTTTGGTTTTATATTTTTCAGGATCATTTAATTTTTCCTTTCTTTTTAAACTATCAGGAACTGGACCTCTACCACCTCCATCAGTATGAAGAACAAGAACACCAATAGGAACAGTCATTGGTGATGTGTAAAATCCAGGATTTCCTTCAATTACAACATCAGCAAAAATTCCATCAGGGGCTTCTGTTCCTCCACGATAATTTTGTGATGTTGTCGGATATATACTTTTTAATACACTAATTCTAAGAATTTTATCAAAATCTTTTTCCATACAGCTTGCAACTAAATCCCTAAGACTTTGCCCTACATTTTTAAAATATTCATGTTTTAATGTGTCTTTTTGAAATGTAATTCTATCACCACCCATAAACCCACCTTGCTGTCCTCTTTCATTTGATGCAGATTCTAATAAAGTTTTATATAATAAATCGAAATTTTCAGTCATATGATATTATTTAACACTTTCTTCTATAAATAATATAGATAATATGGCAATTCGTATAAAAACCTTAGATAATATATCCAATACAAAGACACAAATGGGGTCTATCTATCGTGATTTATACTTAGATATCACATATTCCAAACTTGTAAGCACTAACATTAATTTTCCTAATTCTATTCGTGGAGGGGATATTAAAATTAGTGAAGATGTTGCCGCAATTGAAAACTCTTTACATAATTTATTTTCAACAAGACCAGGACAAAGAATTTTATTTCCTGAATATGGTACGAATCTTGATTATTATTTATTTCAACCAATATCACAACAAGCAGGTGAATCAATCGGAAATACTATATTAAATAAAATTTCTATTTATGAACCAAGAGTTAAAATTAAAGCGATAAATGTAGTTGCACAACCTGATAATAATCAATATGTAATATCAATATATATGGATATTATAGTATTAAATTTAGTAAATGTCCAATCGACTTTTGTTTTTAATGTTAACACTCAAACATTTACGATAATCCAATCACAATAATAATTTATGGCAACAAATAATACGAATTTTAATAATTACAATATACCATCAAATGAATATGTTGCCTTTGATGCAACTTCATTACGACAATTAATTTTAGATCGACTAAATACTACACAAGTTTTTACTGACCAAAATTATATAGGAAGTAATCTTGCATCAGTTATTGATATTGTGGCTTATACATTTAATACATTAATGTATTATTTAAATAAAACTGCATCTGAATCTATGTTTACAGAGGCACAGTTATATGAAAATATAAATAGAATAGTAAAATTACTTGATTATAATCCATTAGGATATCAAACTTCTACATTGCCATTTTCAGCAACTGTAGATACATTAAATGCAGGAACTTATACTATACCTAGATATACTTCAGTTAGTGTTAATGGTATAAAATTTTCTTTTAATTCCGAGCAAACATTTGTTAAAACTGTATCACTAAGTTCAGAAGGATTAACAGAGTTAAGTAGTCAAGCATTATTATATCAAGGTAGTTATCAGGAATATCCTTTATATACAGCAATTGGAGATGAAAATGAAATGGTATTACTTTCTCCTGCAACTAATATTAATATCGATCATTTTAATATTGATGTTTATGTAAATAGAAATAATTTAGGTATTTGGTCGCAATATACAAAAAGTAATAGTCTATATTTAGAAAATAGTATAGCAGAAAAATATGAAATCCGATTAAATGGTAATAATCAATATGAAATCACATTCGGAGATGATATTAATGGAGTAAAACTACAACCGAATGATAAAGTTGCAGTATATTATCTACAAAGTGATGGAAGTGTTGGCGAAGTTGGTAAAAATGCTATAACATCCGCTAAAGCAACTGAATATAATACAACACAATTTAATCAGATTATTGCAAGTGTATTATCAAATAATTCTTATGATATAATATCAAATTCTGATTTAGCATATATATCATTTTCTAATAAATCTGCATCTACTCCAGTTCAAACTATTCAAACACCGGATGAAATACGTGCTGCAGCTCCTTCTGTTTTTCGTAGTCAATATAGATTAGTAACAGAAAATGATTATAAATCTTTTATAAATACTAATTTTTCTAATTTAATATCTGATGTTACAGTTGTTGATAATATTACATATACAACACAATATTTACAATATTTTTATAATTTAGGATTAACTGACCCCTCTTTAAATGGTAGAGCATTATTTAATCAATTTCAATTTTCAGATGCATGTAATTTTAATAATGTTTATTTATTTATTGTTCCTAGAACTGTAGATAATACAACATTATCATATTTATTACCACCACAAAAGGAATTAATTACAACTTCTGTACAATTATTAAAGAGTATGACTGCTGAAATTGCATATGCTGATCCTGTATATAAAGCAGTAGCAATAGGAACTAATTCTAATAATTCTAATACAAATATTACCGTTACTGATGAAAGTTTAAGTCGATTATATATTAAAAAAAATGTATATAATAATAGAGATAATTCATCTATTATTAAGGACGTTATAAATATATTTACATCATATTTTAGTAAATCTAATCTTACATTAGGACAAACTCTTGATATTACTTCACTATCACAACAAATATTAAATATTAATGGTATTGATAGTTTTTATACTGGAAGAATTGATAATAGTGTTCAAATTAATGGATTGTCGTTATTTATATGGAACCCTGACTATTCATCATTAGATACTTTACAGACAACGAATAATATAGTATTTAATTTTTTCGAATATCCATATTTATTCGATTTAAATAATCTTATTAATAAAATAGTAATAATATAATATGTCAAATTTAACATCAAATTTTACTTTAGCATCAGATTCAATTGGATATATATACGCAACTGAATTTACCTTTGTTAATTCTAATACAGGTATAAATAATAGTAGTGTTCAACTTATTTGGAATCTTGGGGATGGAACTTATATTTATAATGAAAATATTGTAAATCATATTTATAACTATGCTGGAATATATACAGTAACGCTTTCTACATTTGATGCTTATAATAATTTTAGCACCTCAAATATGAATATAACTGCATCATCTTATGTTGATGATTATGTTACATTTTTCGCATTACCAACTGCTTATGGTCTTGTCGGTATGCCAACAACATCACCATTTATCGTTCAAGTATTTTCTGCACAAATACCATTATCATCTGAACCTCTTATATTAGAATTATATGCTGTTAATTCTAAATCTATACCATATCAAGAAGTTCCTGAAAAGTGGAATTTTATAAATCCTACATGGAAATTTACAACAGATCCCGCAGGAATAAATGCAGTAACTAATATAGTATTATCATCACAACCTATATATTATAATAATACTGTTGTTGGAGCATCCGCAGAAGCATCAGTTTATTATGTTGATAGTATTGGTAGTGGTGATATTACAAATAATTGTCCATTATTAATATCTGCAACATTACAAACATCTGGATTTATCAATCCATTAGATTCGAATATATATTCATATAAAAGTTTTTCTAATAGTAAAGTATCTCGTGCTGTTACTACATGGCAAGTTGGAGATATATCTCCTGATTATTTAAGAGTTACTGGAAATTATATTGACGAAATTTATCCACAAAAATGGACAAATGTTAAAATTCCTACTATGATTACTGCACATAGTTATAGTAGAGATTATATTCTTAATGAACGTACTGATGGTATTGATATTGCTACTGGCGTAGTATTTACATATCCTAATAGTAATATCGAAGGAGAAGTAAATACTATAAATTTTAAATTATCTTCACAAACAGGTATGACTTCAATATCTTGTGAAGATACTCCATTATATTTTATTGCTACTGATGATAATGGATTTAGAAATGGAGGTTATAGATTTACTACAGTTACCTCATCTAGTGCGTTTGATAATGTAACATTAATCGCATATACTACAGCAAATAATATTTCTGTAGGTGATTATAAATTTCAATATCCTTCTAAATATGCTCCTAATAATTTTGTTGTTATTCCTACTCCAGATATAGGATCTATTAGTAAAATTATATATACCCCACAACCTACAATTTCAGTTAATTGTCCTACTGTAGATTATTATAGAAGTAATGGATTAGTAGTAGAAGGATCTATTTTAAAATTTCCTGTTCCGGTAGTAACTAATAATAATACTTTTAACTATAATATGTCTGGATTTTCTGGTATATATGGTATAGCAATTGATCCTAGAAATTATGAAATTTTAGCAGTTGATGGTGAACAAGATTGTTTATATAAATTTTCAAGTTTTGGAGTTTTATTAAGCACATTAAATCTATCAAGTATTATAACTGAAGATCCTGTAACTAGTCCAACTACTCCTTCATATATAAGTATTGATAAACATTTTAATATATGGATTTCTTTATATAATAGTTTATCAGTTTTAAAGTTTGATAAGAATTTTAATTTTCTATTTGCGATATGTCCTAATAATACTCAAGAATTTGGATTATATGATGATTATTTAATGAAACCTCCTGTTGTAGAAACTGATAGGAATAATGATATTTGGGTTACATATTGCAATCCAAATTCTAGTGCTCTTATTAAATATACATCAGCAGGATTATCATCAGTTAATATTACCTTATCAGCAAATTCAACTCCTATGAATATTGCAGTTGACAAATTAAATAATATTTGGGTTACTGAATCGTTTGGCACATCAACATCAACAACTTCGGGTACAATTTTAGGAAGAATAAATCAATATAGTAAAACCGGAACATTATTAACATCTATTTCTGGTATAAATGTTCCTAATTATATTTCATTGGATGCCAATAATAATATTTGGTTTACATTTGGGGTAAGAAGTTTTGGTTATATAGATCGTGTTAGTAAAACTATTATAAATACTTGGTCGTTTAGTATACCTTCCACTACACTTAATGATACTTCGCCAAGAGTAATATTTTCTCCATCATCTGAAATATTATCACCATTTGAAGATGATGAAGAAATTGGCGCATTATCAGTAGATGTGTATAATAGAGTTTGGGTAGTTGATGCTATAACAAATAATGCACATATGTTTAATGCTGATCCAACATTTAATACAAATACTGATGTTACTGTTATTAATGCAAAACAAAGACCTAATTTAATATACTATTTTTCTGATACTGATGATACTATTGTAAGTGTAGTAAGTTCAAATATTGCAAAATCTGCAAGTGTTACTGGAGATTGGACTGGAAATGTATGGTATCAAAAATATGCAGAAGATTTATCATCTAATCTAATATTATCTGGAGTATCCGCACCTTTTAATGTTGCAGATTTTAATAATTCATATGAGATAAGAAAAGTTAATGAAAGTTTTAATATGGCAGGATATATGAAATCATTAGCATTTCCAGAAGTTTTATATGATAATACGCAATTATTTGATGAATTTTTACCTGCTGTTGTTGGTGATGGAACAATATCGAATTCAAATCTTTTTGAAGATATGGGAAAAGAAATTTATTCAAAAATTGCAAATTTTACATCAAATGTGTCAGATGTAGATACATGTAATATAGATCAATTAAAATCTTTAGCATTTGAAATTGATCAACCATTATTTGATTATGGTAACAATTTTCCTGCTGAAATAAAAAATATGTTAGATCTTGCATCAGTATCTCGTCAAAGGTTATGGGGATGTAATTTAAGTGGAACAAATACATTAACAAATAATATTATCGATTGGAATAGTCCATATACAACATTAGATATGACACTTTCCGCTGATTGGTATATAGAAAATGGAATTGTTGATAGTATATTCAATTATTTACTAACAAAAAATTTATGGATGGATGTTCAATGAAATTAATTTTTTTATTGATAAGTAATTGAATAATCTGTGCAAACTTTATTTAATACTCCTCAACAACTAGAAAAATATTCAAATCCTTTGAGATTAGTATCTCCTGATTTAGATAAAGATTTTCCATTTTCTTTTAAAGATTGGTATGCAACATATTCAAATGTAATTCCTGATCAAGCATATAAACAATATAATCAATATTTAATAACTTGGTATCAAAATAAAAATCAAACTGAGACAAATTCTTTAAATTTAATTCGTATAAAATATTTAAATTTATTAAACGGATTACAGATGTTTTTAACTGATATAGAGAAAGAAACATGGTATAGTAATGTTAATCTTAGTGATGAAAAGGAATTATTATTAGAAATTCCATTTTTTGCAACTAAATTAAAAAATATTTCTTTATATTATTTACAACAAAGGAAAAAATTAAAAGAAACAAAATTAAAATATAACTTGGTAGGTTCTGTAAGAGGAGGAATACAAGAATTAACTGATGTTATATTATCTAATTATAGTAAAAGAAGTAATACTTATATAACAGTTCCTGCTTCAGTATGGACAAATTTACCAGAACTAAGTGCTATTAATGATACAATTAATATAGAAATAGAAGAATTATATGATGATCATCAATATTTTGATAGAAGTTTAGAGATTCCACTATCTAGTTACATAAATAATCAAGACATAACAACAGAAACCTATTTTAATAGTTTAGGATTATCATTAACATCTTTAGATTGGGCATACTCAGCAGGAACTTTTGATCTATCAGCATTAAATCTATCCGCAATAGATTTAATTAACGATCAAGGAAAATATTTAGGAGAATCGAAATATACTATTAATGTTCAAGCATCAAGTATTTCTAATGATTATTATGCTGTAAATATAGTAGAAGGTAATAATTTTTTCTACTATCCATTTGGTGTATATGAATCATTAGCATATAGTTATCCAATATATAAATCCCTTCCATTAAGTTCTGCTAATATTGAAACTCTTGGAATTGGAGGATCGAGTATTGATTTAGCAGATACTATTTTTGTTAAAAGTGTTGATGGAATAAATGGCGCATGGTTAAATTATAAACAGTATGATATTTCTAATGATTTATCAATTAATGCTTTTTTTGGTGCAAATTCTAAAACAATATTTAGATATCCATTTGCAGGATATGGATTAAGTGGAGATTCATTAGAATGGACTGGTCCATCCTTAACCTATGATCCAACATTTACATATTTGGATAATAGATATAAGAAAGCAATTGAAGAAATTTATTGGAGTTCTATTTATTCTGTAAGTTCAACATTACCTATTAATATTAATAATACAACATTAGTAGATTATGGAGCATATGCAAATTCTTTATATACTCATGCTAATAAAATAAGAACATGGGATATCGCTCCTGATATATCCCAATCGTCTTATAATGGAGATATATCAGAAGCATGGTTATATAAAATTACAAAAACTAATTTATCAATACTTTCAGGAGATTCTACTACTATTAAATGGCCATATACCAAATTAGATGATAATATTATTACGTATATTGATGCATTTCCTGATGTTTCTACTACTAATATATGTAATTCTATGCCATTATCGGCTTTATATATACCATACGCGACAGCATCTAATCATATAAGTTCTGCGGATATTATATATAAAGTTCCTAATTATCAATCCACACAATCAAATGCGTTAGAATGTGCATGGCTATCAGGATCAGATATTACAAAAAATAATTTTAAAAGTATTTCACAAAAAGGGTTTACTGCAAATTTTAAATCAGGAACAAAAACTAGATTTGTTTGGACTGGTAATGATACTTTAGTTAATACTATATTTATTTCAACGAAACATGAAAATAATTGTTTATATTTAAATAATTTAAATGCTAATAATAATGCATTATGCACATGTAGACAAGTTCAATTCACCCCATTTGGACATAATGGGATGAATTATACTGATTTTGGAAGTGTTGCGGATTTTATAGCATTAGATACATTTTCTCCTTTGGAATTTGATTTAAATACTTGGGTTGGTAGTGATTTATTAGGATATAATAATAGTTCAGATTTTACATGGTTTAATTCAACATTATCTACTCCAAATTGGGGATATGGAAGTTGGAGTAATAATATGTTGCTTAAAAAAGGAAGTGCTTATATCTATTATAGAACTACTACATCAACACAAGATTTAACCCTTTCTGCATTTCCTGATTATACAGTTAGACATGCATATACTTCAAATAATACGATATGGATAAAAGGATTTCATGATGTTGCTAATGATATTTGGTATAATGGAAATAAACCATCGGATATGATTTTTAATGCTAATGACGTATTATTATATCAAAAAACACCGATATCTTCATTTATATTATCAGGGTTTATTAATGGAGATAATGATGTAAGTAAAAATATAAATACAATTTGGTCTACTTATGATCATGTTGTTATAGACCAACCAAATATAGGTTCTATATATGTAAATTATCCAACCAATAGTAATATAAATGTTTCATCCTTAACCGCAACGTATCAACAATATCCAAGCGTATTAATGAATGATATATCAGCAATTCATTGGAAATTAACTGATCCTAATGGAACTATATATACATCCGATCCAGTTATAAGAAATATTTCTTATAATATTACGGGAACATCATCATATACATCAACTATAACTAATGTAGTAGTCGATTCTAATTTTGTATTATCATTTGTTCCTAATCTTACTGGAAATTATTTAGTATCACTTTCAGCATATATAAACTCAAATGCATTTAGTAAGTATCCAGGTATATTAAATAATGGAATTTATGCATTTACTAATATTCCAGTGATATCAGCATCAACGCAACAAACATATGTTCCGTCTATTACATCATATAGCACACCAGTTCCTGGATTTGTTTTAGAAACGGATTTATATGGTTGGAATTATAATATATTTACATATGATGGTAAATCTTTAGGGGCTAGACCTATTTGGGTTAAAGGGTATACAGATAAATCAGTTGTAACTAATAATAAATCTATAGAAAGTTGGGGTTCATCACTAAGCGTAGTTGATTTACATAATATAGTATCACAACCAATAATATCTGATATAGTATTGAATAGTGATATTTATTTCGAATATCAAAATAATTCTAATGATCTTTCTTGGAATCAACCAATTACATTACGAAAGAGAGTTAATACCACAACTTGGAATAAAATATTAATGAATAGTAAAACTACTCAATTATCAAGTATAGTTGGTAATTCTTTAGTATTAAATGCTAGTGCATTAGATATTCCTAGTGATATTATTCTTAATAACTATGTAAATAATAATTTAGTAGAAATATATTATAATTCATTAGGTAATTTTGTATGGAATATTACAGCAGTAAAGGCAATAACTAATACATTAACACAGAGCGATTTTTCATTAAGTTCTGCAATTATAAGTTATCAACCATATGCAAATCTTTCTAATAGAAATTATCCTTCTTTTGCGTTAATTCCTACATTACAAGATTTATATACTGAATATGATAGTGGTGGATATTTTATTCCTAATAATTTAGGGGCTTCAGTATATGTTGGTAAAAATTATACATCAATTTATAATACATCTTCTATTCAAGTTTCTGCATTAGTAGAAGATTCGAAATTTATAGTTGGTGGCAGGGGATTATCAAAAAAGGATACGTATACTCCATATAATATAATAAAGGAAGATAATACATGGATGAAAGAATCTATATTAACAGGAAATTCAGCAGGAAATGTTGATAGAGCAATTTCTAAAAAATATCAAAAATTTATACCATACCAATCTGATATTGAAACTCATAATAATGGTAGTTTAGGTGTTATTAAACCGAATAGTCGTCATAGTCCTTGGGGGGGATATCAAGATAGTGTTTGGACAGATACTAAAAATTACCCAATTAATTTTGCAGGGGAAGTTAATGTAAATTCATGGGTAGAAACTCAAGTATTAAAAACTACTGGTAAACAAATGTATAATTGGTGTTCAGATATATTTGGAAATCAATATACCTTATATAAGAATATAAGTAGTGTATCTCCCATTGAACGAAATGAAGTTCTTGGTGAACTTTGGATTAGAACTAATGGACAAACTGTTAATGCAGCAAATATTGCATTATCATCTATATTTTCACCATATATTAATTCTAATTTATATGATGAATTAACTGGAAATGGTATTAAAAATTTTGATATATATTTTGATACTATGATTATTGAAACATCTGGAGTATTAATAATAGAAACTTTAAATTATGATTATTCAACAGATAAAATTACGGGACAGTCAAATAAATCAAAATATCTATCATTAGCATTACCATTAACCTCTAATATAAATAAAGAACTTAATAATACGAATTTAAATGATTATGATTTTGCTAAAATTGGTGAATATTGGTTTTCTCCGATAGAAAAACAACTTATTGTTAGTGTGGTTTGGTTATCTTCTGGAGTTTTTAATGTAGAATTATATAGTTTAGATATAAATACAAGCAATTTTCAAAAGATATTTCCAAATAATTTTCAAGATGCGTCAGTATTTATGGCATTATTAGGATATTCTAATATTGTTGATAGACCATTATTAAGTTATGATTATGTCTCTAAAGAATATTTATTATCTACGATAGTTAGTAATATTTCTGGTTTTAATGATTTAATAGAAGTTTATATTAAAAATGTTTATGGATATCCTTTAATTAATATTGGAGTATATACAACAACTAATAATGAACCTTTACCTCCAATATTAGGAAATTTAGAATTAACTAAAACTACAAATATACTATCAACTACCTTATCATCATTTGTATTTAATCTTTATGCATTAAATACAGTAACAAATTATACATTAATTAATAATACATTTAATTTTGTATCATTAAATTCTACTACTGGAGTTTTAAGTGGAATACCAACACAAATAGGTGATTATATGATACCAGTTAGACTTACTAATAATTATGGGTATACTGATTATAATTTTAATGTAATATCAACATAATTAATAATATGACATCTAATTTCTATATTTTAAGCGGATCAACAGTGTCAAATACCTTTAAATGGAATGGCATATATCCAACAACATCATCTAATGCAACATTTGTAGGATATGATATAGAAGGATATGCACCAGAATTGACGGTTAGTTTTAAAAATACTTCAACATTAGATAATTTAACAACAAATGATTATGCATATTATATATGGGATTTTGGAGATTATTACAATCAATATACAAACACTATTACAACATCTTCAAAAGAAAATGTATCCCATACATATACAATGCCCGGTAAATATTCTGTATCTTTAACTATTCAAGAAAATATTTTATCTTTATTATCTATAGTTACACCTATTACTGAAAATAAATGTTTTGGTAAATTTTGTAAAACATGGAATTGGTTAAATTTACAATCCAATACTCCTAATTTTCTTACTTGGAAAGATGTTAGTACAATTGGAAATAATACAGCAACTTGGGGAAATTCTAAAATTGTAGATGCTAGTTGTAATACACAAACTTCTAATTATTATGCAGTTTCATATACGCAAAGTTCATTAATTGATGCGATAGAAGTTTTAGAGATTTTACCTATAGCAAAGTTACATACTAATATAAATCCAGCAATTGGAACATCCCCATTAACTATACAAATATGTCCAAGTGCATCATTATGTGGTAGTTTTCCATATGAACGTATAATTTGGGATTTTGGTGATGGATCTGACATTAAAACCGTTACTAGATATTCAACCCCTGATACTAGTTTTATATATACTGGAGCATATCCAAATGATATAAATGATCCTAGAAATTATAACGCAATTCATACATATACAAAAATAGTTAGTTCAATATCATCATTCTATCCTTCTATTACAGCATATAGTATGAATACCAATCAGAATTCTATAGCAAATACTGTTGTTGGTCCTATTTCATATGATACTATAAATAGTGCTCCATTGCATATTATGAAAGTTCGTAATAGTATTAATGGTAATATGTACGGAATTCAAACTGGTAATAATTTTTCTATTATTAATACAAAATCAAGAGCGGAATTAACAACATTTCCGACGATTAGAACAATAGATCCTGTACACCCAATTATTATACCAATATTAGGTAAAAATGCATGTTATATTGGATTTGGTGCAGGTACAGGATCACGTTGGAATGAACATTGGTTATATGATATGACATGGAATAGCGATTATCAAAATCTATTATTTTCTGGATTTTTACAAGATTCTATTTTATTAGGAAATGCTATTAATATTAATAACTTAATAAGATTAACGCCAAATATTGGAGATACTAGTGGTAATATATATTATAATAATCCTCAAATTATTATTGATAAAAATGGCAATTTAATAGATTGGAATGCAACATTTACAGTTGCAATGGGTGGTGGTTATGGACATGCAGATGGTTTATCATTTATATTACAAAGTAATACTAATATTGCTGGAGGTGGAGGTGGTGGATTAGGTTATAGTAGTATTTTAAATAGTATATCAGTAAGTTTAGACACATTTTATAATTCAGAATTTGATCCAAATACTAATCATGTAGAAATCGATGTTAATGGCGATGTTGCATCATCACTTATTACCGCAAGTCCTATATTCACCATGTCTACTCCAATATTACCAATATATGGAGTTCAAGGAACACCAGTATATGTTTGGGTTGATTATGTATCAAGTATTATGAATATTTATATATCACAAACTAACATAAAACCCAACACGGCATTAATATCATATGCAATAGATTTAAGAACATATTTGACAACTACCACTATTTAAATTTGAAAATTGATATATTTTGATTAAATAGTTTTTAACAATTAACTCTATAATAAAATGATACAAAAACCTTATGCACCAGCTGCAATACCTCAAAGTGGGCAATATCCTACAACAAATCAAGGATTCCCACAATCTAATTTATTAGGGGCATTTATATCTAAATTACCATACGCTTATCAAATTATTGATTCAATGGTAAGAAAAAATCCTAAATATGAAATTTTTAGAGATGTTACATCAAGAAGAGATGATTTAATAAATGATGAATCTATATTTGTTTCTCAACCCAATGATCCAAATTTAGGCGATAGCACTTCAGCAGGTATTATCATTAATAAAGATTATCAAGCATTTGTTTATGCAAGTGTAGATAAAGATAAAACTAATCGATTAATGGATTATAGAAGAATGGCATCATACGCAGAAATGGCAGACTGTATGGATGAAATTGCAGATGAATGTATCGTAAAGGATGAAAATGATAACATTGTTACGTTTCAATTACGAGGAGATTATTCTCAAGAAATAAAAGATACTGTAGAAAAAGAATTTAAAAAGTTTATTAATATTTATGACTTAGAAGATACTGGTTGGGAATATTTTAGACAGTTTTTAACAGATGGTGAATTGTTTTTTGAAAATATTATAGATGAAGATAATCCAGATTTAGGAATTGTTGGAATTGTTAGTATTCCAAGCGAACTTATCAATCCAGTTTACCAAAATACCCAAAATGAATTAATTAAAGGTTACTTATTAATAAAACCATTAATACAACCTTTAACAAGTATTAATAAAAAGGATAAAGAAGAGATACTATTCTTGCAAAAGAGTCAAGTTACTTATGTTCATACTGGTATTTGGAATGAATTTAAAACGATTAGACTTCCATATATAGAAAATGCAAAAAGAGCATATAGACAACTATCATTAATTGAAGATAGTATAGTAATTTATCGATTAGTTAGAGCACCAGAACGTTTGGTATTTAAAGTATTTACTGGAAATATGCCAGCACCAAAAGCCGAAGCATACTTAAAACGTTTAATGCAACAATATTGGAGCAGAAAGAATTATGATACTACATCTGGTGGATCTGGACCTCAAGGTGGTCGAGTTACTAACGTTTATGACCCACAAAGTATGCTTGATTCTTATTGGTTCCCGAAAGATGCACAAGGAAATGGTACTGATGTAACAACACTTCAAGGTGGATCAAACCTCGGAGAAATGAAAGATTTGGAATATTTCCTCAAGAAATTATATAAAGCAATGAAAGTTCCTGCAAGTAGATTTATCATGGATTCTGGCGGTTCTGCTAAATTTACTGATGGAACTGAAATAACTAGAGAAGAATTGCGTTTTGCACGTTATATAATTCGTATTCAAAGACAATTTGCGACTAGCATTAGAGATAGTTTTATAGTTCATTTAAAATTACGCAAAATATGGAAAGAATGTAAACTAAGAGAACGTGCAGTTAATGTTGAATTTAACGTTCCTACGTCATTTATGGCTATGAGAGAACAAGAGTTATTAAAACTTAAGTTTGATAACTTCTCTACATCTACTCAAAACCAATCAATGGCTCCTTCATATGCACAAAAGTATTATTTGGGATTAACGGATGAACAAATGACTGAAAATCGTGAATGGTTAAGAAAAGATGCTGCATTAGAATGGGAATTAACTCAAATTAAAGCATCTGGTCCTAATTTTAGAGAACAAATTGCGGCAGCAGCAGGTGGGGCAGTGGAAGGAGAAGGTGCGCCAGCAGGTGGGGGAGGAGGTGGAGGTGGGGAGATGCCATCAGGTGGTGAAATTGGAGGCGCAGAAATGCCACCAGAATTTGGCAATGCGGAAGCAGAAGCACCACCAGAAGCAGGAGAGGCAGAAACACCTACAGAAGCACCAGCAGGAGGTACAGAAGCCCCTACTGAACAAACTCCACCACCAGAAGCATAATATTTGATAAGTAATAATATATGTCTGTATTACCATCAGTTATTAAAAATTTTAGAGGTGGAACTTCTTTAAATACTAGTGTTTCTTGTTATGAAGATGTTGCTTTACGTATAAAACATCAATTAGGATATCCATTAGTTAATATTGAAATTGCGGATGAAGCAATATATGATAACATTTCAAATGCTATAGAATTTTTTACTAAATGGACTGGATATACTGAAGAATTCATGGTATTTGATACTAAGAAATATATGCCGGGTGTTGGAATAGACGTTGGAACCTTAATTAATTCAACACCTGAAATGTATAGTAGTATGATGTCAGGATTATCTACAGCATTTGATTATGATTTAAATGTTTATAGACGCGTTGTTGATGTATTTTCGTTTGATATTGGTGAATCAACAGGTATTAATACGTTATTTACAATGGAACAGGCAATGGCACAACAAATTTACTCTTCTTATATGATTGGTAGTTTTGGATTTGACCTTACAAGTTGGCAAGTCCTTAAAGGGTGGATCGATACTAGAAAACGTGTCCTTGCACAAACACCACATTTTAGATTTGATAATAGAACACAAATATTGCGAATTATTCCAGAACCAATACCTTCCCAAAGTTATTTAGGTCTTGTAGGATGTTATTTAGAACGTCCTATTAGAGATTTAGTAAGAGAATTATGGGTTCAAAGATATGGATTGGCGTTAACAAAAATTACTTGTGGTAATGTCAGAGAGAAATTCACCGGAACTCAAATGTTTGGAGGTGGTAATGTAAGTTCTTCTATGTTAGGACAGGGATATAATGAAAAAGATGCTTTAGAGAAAGAACTAATTACATCACATCAAGATACCACACCACCATTATTTTTCTTAGGAATTTTTCTTGCTTTATTAACTATTGGTCAGTTATTTATAACAAATCTTGCATAATATCGTTAACCTTATCTTATATATCTTGATTATTTTTTGAATAGTGTTATAATATAACATTAGATCATTAAATAATAATATGGAAACATTACAAGAAAAGTGCTTAAGACTTATAGAAGAAGGGAAATATGTAATACGAAGAAAGGCGGGATTATTTACGGAGGAAGAAATATCACAAATCAATACTATTACGAAATGGATTAAAAATGATGATTTCAAAGAGAGAGTTTTCTGTATTGCATATAATATTGATGAAACTTATAAGTGTCCTATAACTGGAAACTTAATAAAGAGTATAAATAAAACATATTATAATAGATTAGGTAAACTTAGAGTATTAAATTTTATATTTCCCCAAACTAAATTAGAAAGTAAGATAAAAAAATTGTATTATAAGTATGATGAAACTATAATAGAAACTGAATTTAGAAAAATGAAGGCTAATGTATCAAAGCGATATCCTATTTTTATTAATCATTGTTGGGTTCAATTAGAAAAACGAGGATTTGATTTGAATATTATAGAATCGAATGAAGAAGCATTTCATTTATATCGAGAAAATTATAAAGAAATCCCTATTTGTGATATTGCTAAAATAAAAAGAAAATTTAATATAAAAAGTATTTGTTATCAGGTATATTCATCAACTGAAGCATCGCATATTGCAAGTTCTATAAAACATACTGGAAAAATAGTAACTGAAGAAACAATAGAAAAACGAAAGAATACTTGTATAGAAAAATATGGAGTATCATCTCCATTTAAATTAGATGTTAATAAGAAAAAGGCATTCGATAAAAGATTAGAGTTGAATGAAATAAAACGAATAGAAAATGATAGGATTAAAGCATTAGATACAAGAACTAAACTTGAAAAATATACAGATACTTGTATGGAAAAGTATGGTGTAGAAAATCCATCTAAAATAATGGATCATTTTAAAGAAATACATGGAGATTGGACAGAAAGATCTATACAAACAAGAAAAGAAAATTCTTTAAAAAAATATGGCGTTGAAAATCCGATGCAACTAAAAGAAATATCTCAAAAATCAAAGGATACATGTTTAGAAAAATATGGAGTAACGTGTTGTATGAATCTACCTGAAATACGAGAAAAGTCAAAGTTGGATGCTAAAATAAAAGCATATGATAACTTTAAAAGATTTAAACATCTTTGTATACCAGAATTTACTATAGAAGAATGGATAGAAGATACTAATAAGAAATTTCCTTGGAGAAAAACTTGTAACAATGAAATATTTAATGCTTATTACACCGGATATCCACCAATAGGACGTTTTAAAAATTCAACATTAGAACAATATGTAGGAATTATGTTAGATAAGATGAATATAACATATAATAAAAATTGTAGAGATGTTATAAAATCCAGAGAATTGGATATTTATATACCAGAATTAAAAATTGCAATAGAATGTAATGGAGAATATTGGCATAGCACTAAGTATAATACTGATAAAAACTATCATCTAGAGAAAAAACAATTATGTAAGGAACAGGGGATATCTTTATTACATTTTTGGGGTAAGTCGATTATGATAACACCTAAAATAGTCAATGGTATCATACGTAATAAAATAAAAGGTAATAAATATAAAATATTTGGTAGAAAATGTAAAATAAAAAGTATTACACCAGAAGTTGCACGAAAGTTTAGTGAAAAATATCATCTTAATGGATTTTCTGCGGCATTAAATCATATTGGGATGTTTTATAAAAATAGATTAGTATCTTATATTTCTATAGGTGAAAATAGATTTACTAATAAAAATTCTAATGCTAAAGAATTAATTCGATATGTAACAATGAATAATTTTTATATTATTGGAGGAATAGAGAAATTCATATCATATGTTAAAAATATATTAAAGGTAACAGAACTTATAACATATTCTGATAATAATTTATTTGAAGGTAGTTGCTATAAACGTGCGGGATTTATATATGAAGGAATAACAAAACCTGGATATTTTTATAATGGTGGTAGTAACATGCAATATTCAAGATATCAATGTCAAAAGCATAAATTATCTAAATTGCTTGGTGATAAATTTGATCCTAATAAAACAGAAGAAGAAAATATGAACAATTCTAAATTTTATAGAGTATATGATTGTGGGCATCATAAATTCCGTTTAAATTTTTATTAACTTCCTGATTTTAGAACATAAACTTCAGCATAATCACCAATTTCTTGTTCTAATTTTGTAAGTTTCTTATTTGCATCTTTTCTTGAAGCTACATTGACATAAATATCGAAAACGAAGGCTTTTCCATGAGATGCCTTCTTTTTTGTTACTGCTGTACCACGGTCCTCAATAGTAAAATTGCCATTTCCAACTTTATCTTTTAAAGCAGGTATAACAATTTTAGTTCCAAAAGCAAAATCTGGATGAGCAGCAACAGTAATTCCTTCTTTTGCACGACCTTTTGAAGATGATGCTAATCTATCTCCACCTGCTTCTCGTTTATTATAAAAAGTAATACGTGCAATCATTTTTTGCTGTACACAAGATAGTTCAGGAACAGATACTAGATGCATTTTCTTTGCAAATTCCTTCTTATTAAATTGATTATGTGGTTCTTTTTTTACGGTAGAACATGCACATAAAACTGCGGAGATTATCGCTAATACTATGTAATTTATTGTTTTCATGTTTAATTTCTTATTTATCAATCTTTGTAATTTTATTACTTTTTAGGGGATTTGCAAGGAAAAACATACATATTCTCATAAATAGGATAATAAAGAATACAAATTAGCATAAATAATATAATAATACTATGGGACTAAAATTTATTGTTGAAGATGTACATGAAGATATCGATTTCTTAGTTGAAGAACAAAATAAAACTGGAGAAAGAAGAACTTTTATCACTGGACCTTTCATGATGGCTGGAAGTCCTAATGGTAATGGACGTATCTATGATATTAATGAAATGGTTGGTGAAGTGAATCGTTATACAAAGGATATGGTTTCAACTCGTAGAGCGATTGGTGAAATGAATCATCCCCAAAGTACCGAAGTAAATCCTGTTAATGCATGCCACGTTGTTGTTGATTTAAAAAGAAATGGAAATTACTTCATGGGTAAATCTCAAGTGCTTTCTACTCCAATGGGTAAATTACTAGAGAGTTTTATTCATGATCAAATTAAACTTGGCATATCAACAAGAGGATTAGGAAATATTGCTGAATCTGGTGGTGGTAAAAACGTTTCTAACTTTAGATTGATATGTTTAGATGTTGTTCATCAACCATCCGTTCAAAATGCAATGCTAGAATCCGTAATGGAAAGTAGGGAATGGTCGTTGCGTTCAGATGGATCTATTATCGAATGTACAGTTGATGCATATAACAATTTAGGAAATAATCTTAGGAATTTACCACTTAAACAAAGAGATGAATATTTGAAAGAACAACTTTTAAGTTTTATCAATGCAATTAAAAAAGCTTAATACAAATTATATGAATAAACAAGAAAAAAAAGCAATACAAGAATTTTTAACTCATATGTCAGTTAAAGATTATGCAAAAGCAGAAAAAGCAATGCAAAACGCAGTGGAAGAGAAGCTAAAAACAAAAATTCGTAGCGAAATCTCGTCAACAAGCAAATAAAATAACAAAATTAGATAAATAAATTTATACCCATGAAGAATTTTAAAGAACTTTTAAAAGAACAATTTAAAGATTTAAGTGAAGAATCTTTAACTACTATATCAGAAGCATTTATTTCTGCTGTAGATGATAAAGCAAAACTTCAAATTGAATCTGCTATTATAATAAAGGATGAAGAACATACAAAATTAGTAGAAGAGTTGAAATCTTCTATTGATACTGATCATACTTCAAAATTACAAAAGTTGGTAGAAGCAATCGATCAAGATCATGCTTTTAAATTTGAATCTGCTATTTCTAAACTCGATACGGAACATGCAAAAATGTTACAAGAAGCTTTAAAAGCACAAGATTCTAATTATGCTTCTAAATTAAAACAAGCAGTTGAACATATCGATGAATCTCATACTGCAAAGTTATCTGAAATTGTTGAAGCAATTGATTCTGACCATGCTAATAAAATAAAAACTGCTTTTATTAAAATTGACGAAAAACATACAGGAATGTTACAAAAAATTGTTAATAAATATGAAGTATTATTAACAAAAGAAGCCCTTTCTTATAAAGAAAGTTTAACTACTGATATTTCAGATTATATGAATGTATATCTTGAAAAAGCAGTTCCTAAAAATCAAATTTCTGAAGCAGTTGAAAATATCAAAGCTCGTAAAACATTAAATGCAATTCGTGATTTAGTTTCTATTAGTGAAGAATATATCGATACTGAAGTAAAAGAAGCACTTCAAGACGGTAAAAAAATTATTGACTCTTTGAAGAAAGAATTAAATGAAGCAATTAAGAGTAATGTTGAAGTCAACAAGAAGTTGAACCAAACAGAATCTGCTTATTTGCTTGAACAGAAAACGAAAAGTTTAGCACATGCTACAAAAGCACATGTTAATAAACTACTTAAAAATAAAACCCCTGAATTCATTCAGGAAAATTTCCAATACGTAGTTGAGATGTTCGAAAAGGATATCGATGAAAAGGAAGAAGATACTAAAGAAAGAGTAATGTCAAAAAGGATCTCAGAATCCATTGATCGCCCTGAAATAGTAACAGAATCTGAAAATATCGGTTCTTACTTTACGAAGAATGAAGATTCTTCAGTAGGGGGATATCTGAGCGAGATGAAGAAAAAAGACGGTAGTAGATTAAGTTTTACCCGATAATTCATACTCAATTTAGATTTAGATAAACAAACAAAACAAAAACAAAAAAAACTATGGAACAATTATTACATATAGATAAAGTAAGAGCAGAACAGCTTGTTGAAAAGTGGAGTCCAGTATTGGATTACACTTCTGACAAAGTTGCTGCTATTAAAGACGATCACACAAGACTTAACACCGCTATCCTTTTGGAAAACCAAGAGAAATGGTGTTTTGAATCAGGAAATTCATCTGGAGCAGGTGGAGTTTTCGGTAACGGTGGAGCTAATGCAACACAATTCAGTGGCGATACATACGCTGCTGGTGATGCTAGACTTCCTAAAGTCCTCATCCCAATGATTCGCCGTACATTCCCTGAACTCATCACAAATGAGATCGTAGGTGTACAGCCAATGACTGGACCTGTTGGATTGGCATTCGCACTTCGTTACAAATACGAAGCATCCCCACTTGGTTATTCTGGTGGATCAACTGATGGTAATTTGAGCAATACAACTACTGGTGGAGTACAGCAAGCTAGTCAAGGTGCTGAATTAGGTTATAACTACTTGAATACAGCATTTACTGGTACATCCAGTCAGTTCTTGACAGGTGATTCTACATATTTCAATAACCCTGTGGAAGATCAAGGTGTAGCACAACTTTTGAGTAACTTCGAATTAACTTCGAACATTCCTCAAATGACTGTATCATTTGAGAAAACTGCTGTTGAAGCTGGTACTCGTAGGTTGGCAGCTCGTTGGTCAGTAGAGTTGGAACAGGATTTGAAGAACATGAACGGAATTGATATTGATTCCGAGTTGACAAATGCTATGAGTTATGAAATTCAAGCCGAAATCGACCGTGAAATGATCATGCGTATGATTCAAGTCTGTTTGAACGCTGGTGCAAACGTTGGTTATTCAATTTGGAACGCCGCTTCTGCTGATGGTCGTTGGTCTGGTGAACGTGCTCGTGATTTCTACAACAGAGTTGTTGTTGAAGCGAATCGCGTTGCTATCCGCAATCGTCGTGGTGCTGCTAATTTCATTATTGCAACTCCTCGTATTTGTGCTATTTTGGAAACCCTTCAAAACTTCTCTTGGCAGCCAATCACTGGTAATGTTAACACAACACCAGTAGGTATTGCTAAAGTAGGTTCAGTTGGTGGAAGATTCCAAATCTACCGTGATACACGCACAGAAACTCAAGTCAATCAAGGTAATTATGGAGCCCCAGGAGCAGGTGCTTCTTATCATTCTGCTCGTAAAGCAATCGATTATGCTCTTTTAGGGTATAAAGGGCCAGAATATTACGACACAGGACTTGTGTATTGTCCATATATTCCTGTCATGGTACAACGCACAGTAGGGCCAAATGACTTCTCTCCAAGAGTTGGTTTAATGACACGTTATGGTGTTGTGGATCATATCTTTGGGGCAAATCTATATTACCATTTGGTAATATGCCAAGGTTTGGGTCAAGCATTTACTCCTGGTCAGACAGCAGTATACTTGTAAGCGTCATTATAAAGAAATAAGTTAAATGTGATAAGGAGCATCGAAAGGTGCTCCTTATTTTTTATATTTTTAGTATGTGTTTTAGTCTATTAAGCACCAACCTTTCATTTTTAAGTAATTCATCTTCGAAAATATGTATTAATTGTATTCCTAATTTAATACATTCATTAGTTTTATTAACATGGTAGTTTTTATCAGGTAAGCATTGTTCACTATGCCAGTATAATCCATTTAATTCTATAGCAATATGTTTATTAGGTATATAAAAATCAAGTTCCTTCCCATCTGGTATAATCTTTCTTGATCTATATTGGTATACAATTTCATATTTGTCAAGAAAATCTTTAATTTTAAGTTCTATTTTTGATCCTGATGGTGAGCAATGAGGGCAATACAGTGGATAATTATTATTCAGCCATCTTTGGAACTGTTTTTCGCATTTATTACATTTCCAATCATATAAAATCTCATAAGAATCAGCACCTTTATATTCTTCTCTAGTGAATAAAGGAGTTAAATAAGGATATTTAGATTTTAATGATGAATAATTTTTATCTAATAAAGTTTTGGATACTTCTATTGCATTACTTTTCCTTTGAATATCGCCATTTTTGATTCTATTTTTATATTCATCAGTTTTTGTATAATTATCAACTCCATATTTTTTAATATTAGTTTCTTTTATTTTTTTCTTACCATAATCACTTGATAGAACGTTAGTTGTTCCATATTTTTGTAAATTTGTATTTCTTTTTACTTCTTGTATTGCATCCATATCTTTAAAACGGCAAGGATTTGAGCAATATGTAGGGTAGCCATTATTTGCATTAAAAACTACAGTATTGCTACAAATTTTACAAATAGGTTTAGTAGATATATCATTTATAAAACAATAAACTCTTCTAGAGAATGGATCGGTATCATTTAAAAAAATAGTGTTATCAATAATCTCTTTATATGCGATATTCCCAAAATTGTCAATAAATAGTTTAGGTTTTAGGAATCTTGTAGAACCTTTATATTTAATTTCTAGGAATTCTTTTATTTTTATTTTTAAATTTATTCCCATATATATTTTTTAACGAATTTATAATGTCCACAATCCCAAATTCTATAATATCCATTTGCTTTCATATTATCTACTTCACTTATATCAGGATTATAACTTTCTAATTTTTCTACTAATAGATGTTTTTGGAATGCGAATCTGTGGAAGCGATTATCATTTTTAGTATACCAATAATTAGGAAGTGTGAATCCTTTAAATTCAAAATTTAGTTTTTTATATAGATTTCCATCCGACCATCTTCTATCAGCATAAGAAGTTAGATTTGTTGGTTTATAAGTTTTTTCGAAATATGATAATAATTTTCCTGCGCCTCCTACAATACTAAAATTAAAAATAGAGCAATAACGAACTAATTCATAATCATCAGTATTAGAGTTTTTATATCCTAACGCCCTTCTCATATTAGAAAACGTCATAACTGCAACCATTCTATTTTTAAAGAACAATCCTAAATGTATTTTACTAGTATCATTTCCTTGGATATGATATTTTCTCAAGAATTTTGCTTTAACGTCAGATGGTATTTCTCTAACTTCGCATTTTCTAGCATATATTGATTTCTTATTATTTTTATTCATAATATGTTTTATCCTATTTTTACATAATTTATTTTTATCATTCCATTCATCCTCAAAAATATGAATTAATCGGATATTATTTTTTTCACATGCTTCAGTTTTAAATTTATGATAGAATTTATGTTTTCCCATTTTTTCTGAATGATAATATAATCCATTTAATTCGATTGCTAAAGATAATTCAGGAATGAATATATCTAGCTCTAATGGTGGTATTATATCTCTAGATTGTTCTATGATATTATAATTAAATGTTTTGCAATAATCAATTAATTCTTTTTCTATAAGAGATTGTCCACCGCTTTCAATTTTAGGATAACATGTGAAACATCTAGGAATTTTACCTGCATCTAAATTACTTTTTGTTATATTTTTGCATTTCTGACATTCAAAATCGTATATTTCGAATACTCCTTTATAATCTTCCTTTTTGCACAATATTTTAAAATCTCCTAAATCTCGATCTTCATTGATTAGTTTATCATAAAACTTATCCATAAATCGTTCATTTCTATATTGTGTAGTATATTTACTATTTTCTTTATGCCATTTTTGTATTTTATCGACAACTTCTGGTATTTTTGAAGGATTATTCACTCCAAATTTTTCCATCCAGATAGGTTCCATATATTTTCTATCGAATGGTGAAGTAACTCCAATAGATTTGAATGTAGTTTCTTTCTTTTTATTTTTAACTTCATCTAATTTGGAAACATTATCAACTCCATATTTTTCCATTAGTGCATTTTTTTTATTTTGTTTAACTACATCAGATTTATTAGAATGTCCTTGTAGGAATTTAGTTTTCCAAGGAGTTTTGATTGATTTTTCACATCCACATAGGCATAATACTGGAGATGGAAGTTTATTTTCATAATACCACCAACGTTCTTTAAAAGTTGCACTATCCTTTAAGAAATGAGTAAAATCTACAACCTTTTTATATTCTGGATATAGTTTACATTTTGGATTCTTTGAATTTACTACTTGATTAAATGTTGGTATGATTTCCATTCATAGAAAATAACACAGAATCGTAATAAGTCAATCTTTGATTAAAATCTTCCCATCATTTCTCTATTTGTTATTTTTTGTAATGTTGATTTAAAAAACTCTTCTACTTCTTTTTCGCAGTTATATTTTTTAGTATTAGATACCTTTACATCTTTCATTGAAAAGTCTTGAAATATATTAAATAATTTCAATAAAATTTTACTATTTAGGTTAAGTAATAATGTGAGTAAATATATTAAATTATCTGAATGGGCAAAAATGAATAACTATTCATATAGAGGTGCATTTGGTTTATTTAAACGGGATGGAATCCCAAAAAGCAAACAATTAGATAGTGGAACTATATTAATTGAAGTTAAAGATGTTGAAGTTTCTTCAACATCTGAACACAACATAGTTTATGCTAGAGTTAGTTCATCTGAAAATAAGATTAATTTAAATAGTCAAGCAGATAGAGTTAGTCAATTTTGCAACGCAAAAGGATGGATTGTTAATGAAATAGTTAAAGAATGTGCAAGTGGATTAAATGATAGCAGACCTAAGTTAGAAAAAATATTTAAAGACAGAAAGGCAACAAGAATTATAGTCGAACATAAGGATCGTTTAACTCGTTTTGGATTTAATTATATAAAAACTTTATATCCAGAATGTGAGATTATAGTAATCAACGAAGTTGATTCTGATAAAGAAGATCTTATACAAGATTTTATTTCAATTGTAACTTCTTATTGTGCAAGGATTTATGGAAATAGAAGAAGTAAAAGAAAAACGGAACTTTTAATCAAGGAATTAGAAAATGATAAGATCAACTAAAACTACTTTAAAATTCTCGAATCCAAAAAAACTGGATTCGCTTCATCTTTTTATAGATGAATATAGAAACGTAGTTTCTCAATTCGTTGATCTTATATGGAATGAAGAAAA